AACCTTTTCTTATCTGTATTGAAGAAAAGACTTTTGGACTAACTATTATTCAGCAACTCAAATCTGAATTACCTATCAAACCACTTAAAGCAGATGTTGATAAAGTAGCAAGAGCTTTGGTAATTGCCGCAAAGTATGAGAATGGTTTGGTATATCATCCTATTCGGGCATCCTGGTTAGCTGATTATGAAAGCGAATTATTAGAGTTTCCAAATGGAACAAACGATGACCAGGTAGATTGTGCAGGTTATGCAGGCTTTATAATGAATAACTTTAACCCAGATAAAATATGGGCAAGGAGGATAAACTAAATGAAGATATTTGGATTAGAAATCAATAGAAGTATCAAAACTTCTAAAATTCAGAGTATTATTACAAGTGTTCCTAATATCCCGTTTTGGACGGAGAACTATACTCAATTAGCTGAAGAAGGATATAAACAAAACGATACAGTTTATGCTTGTATTAATTATATTGCTAAATCATGTGCAGGGATAAATTGGCTTCTTTATGATGGAGAGCAGGAAATACTTATACATCCGATACTAAAGATGTTTAAGCGACCCAACCCACAAGAAGGATGGAGTTATTTTTTTCAAAAAGTAGTTAGTTATCTATTTATAGCTGGAAATGTTTATATTGAAAAAGCTGGCAACTTTAATGAAATATATTGCTTAAGACCTGATAGAGTTCAAATAGAAGCGGGTGATTCTATACAACCTATTAAAAGATATGTGTATAGTATTGGCGGACAAAAAATATATTTTAAGCCAGAAGAAATCCTACATTTAAAATTATTTAATCCATTAAACGATTGGTATGGCCTTTCTCCGATACAAGTTGCAGGAACTACAATTGACCAAAATACATTAGCTAAAAAATGGAATTCTTCATTATTGAAGAATTCAGGAAGACCATCAGCTATAATTACTCCAAAGGAAGGTAATATTGGTGAAAAAGGTATTCTACAAATACAAGAAACATTTAAAGAAGAAACTGGATATGAGCATGCTGGAATTATTAGAGTATTAGATAACTCTTTAAACTATCAGCAAATAGGTTTAACGCCGATGGATATGGATTGGGCAAATATCTTAAAAAGTTCTAACAAACAAATAGCTATTGATTTTCACATACCGCCAGAATTAATAGGCGACTCAGAAAATAAGACATATTCTAATTATCAAGAAGCAAGAAAATCATTTTATACGGAAACAATATTACCATTGATGGATTATTTTAAAGATGAATTTAATAACTGGATTTTTACAAATGATAATAAGTTACATTTAGAATATAACTCTGACGAAATAGAAGCCTTACAAGAAGATAGGCAATTATTATGGCAAAGAGGCAAAGATGGTGTAAATTCTGGAATCATAACTCCTAATGAAGCAAGAGAATTTCTGGGCTATACAACTGTTAAAGGTGCTAATGATTTATTAATGCCATCTAATCTTTTGCCTTATACATCAGTTCCTGAAATGTCTGAAGGACTTGAAAGTGAAACAAATGGAACAGAAAAGGAAGGTTGAATATTATTTAAATCGAGAAAGAGAAAGAAAGAAATATTTCCAAAAACTTTATAAAGAATTATTTTCATACTTTACAAATTTTTATGAAAGAGTTACGAAATTAATAGATTCAAGTAACTTTGATGCTGAAGCAAATTTAATCTCAAAGATGCAGGAAGTTAAATTAAAGAAAATATTATTAACAAATTATAAGGATATTATTGAATACTTTAGTAATGCAACAATGAGAGAATTAACAGGCAAGAAGCAAATGTCTTTTGATGTATGGACTGGATTATATTTAGCTACTTTAGAAATGAGAGCAGGTAATAAGATAACAGGAATAAATGATACTGTATTAGCATTTATTAGACGGGAACTTGCAAGAGGAGCTTTAGAGGGTGAAAGTATTCACGAAATATCTCAAAGATTAATAGATTCAAAGATAGGATTTACAAGAGGTAGAGCAATATGTGTTGCCAGGACTGAAGTAATAGGAACTTCTAATGGAGCTTCTTTTGAAACTGCAAGATTTGTTGATAATACTTTAAAAAAGGTTTGGATAACTACTATTGATGGTAGAGAAAGGCCGTGGCATGCTGATGCTGATGGACAGACAGTTGGAATTAATGAGAAGTTTATAGTAAATGGTGAGCAATTGGATTATCCAGGAGACCCTAATGGCTTTCCTGAAAATGTTATCAATTGCCGTTGTGCTGTTGCATATGAAAGCTAATTTAAAATATATATAGCTTCTATCCTGGTTAAGTTACCCGTTTTAACTTTATAACCTTTATAGGTATATTCATCTTTTTCTCTACCTTGAATTTTTTCACCTAATTTACCATATTTATTTATTACCCATTGAGGCTGATTAGGTATTTCGGGGTGGAAAATAGCTAATATTTCTATATGACCTTCTGGTAGATTATAAAATTTACCCTCAATTTTACCATCTTTTATTGATAGGATTTCATTTACATGATAATCTTGACCTGTAATTTGTAATCTAATAAGTGCACCATTTTCTAAGTTTGTGGTTATTTTATAAAGAAGTGTAGTTTGTTGGTACCTTACACAATTTAAATTTAGGATAATATTATTATTTCCTGCACAAGCGGTAAGAATAAGTAAATAAACCAAAGAGAGAGTTAAAATAATTCTTTTCATTAAATCCTCCTTTTTTCTTTAAATTATAGTATTTAAGCCAAAAAATTCAAGAGAGAACTTTTCATTTTTCAAATTATCTATTAATTAGAACTCTTTTTTTAGAGAGGTGCAAATGGAATATAAAGATTTTAAAATGGAAATAAAGTCTATTGATGAACAAGGTATCTTTGAAGGTTATGCTTCTGTTTTTGGTGTCAAGGATGCCTATAACGATGTAGTAGAAAGAGGAGCATTTCAAAGAACTATAGACCACTCTAAGGGGAAAGTTCCAATATTTTTTAATCATGAAAAAGAAATTGGTATGACTTTAGAAATGCATGAGGACCAATACGGCCTCTGGAATAAAGGACAGTTATTTATCAGTGATGATTCTAAACAGGAACTTTCAGACGCTCGAGATGCTTACATTATTATGAAACGAAAAAAAGAGCTTGGAGTTAAGCAACCACAATCATTCGGTTATAGTGCTATTAAGTATGACTATGATTCAGAAGGAACAAGAAGATTAAAAGAAGTAAAATTGTATGAAGTCTCTCTTGCGACTATTCCTGCAAACGAATTAGCTGTGGTAAATGAGGTAAAAGCGAACACTATAAAAACATGGACTGTAGAATCTGCTAAAAAATGGCTTGAAGAACATGATTTTAAGACTGGAGATATGGACGAGATAGCAAATTATTATGCGTTTAGACAAGAAAACCCTGATAAGTATGATGAATTTAGAACAGACCCTAAACCGTTTGGTGGAAAAGTAAGCGATGGAATTGTGGTTGTGTATGGAATTTTTATGAAAGATGGTAAAAGAACTACAGAAATACAAAGTATTAAATTTTATCATGGTAAAGGTGAAAGCAGTAAACAAATAGATTTACAAAGTTTATATAATTTTAATTTAGAGCTGAAGGAAGGAAATATACTTTCGGCTAAAAATGAAAATGATATTGAAGAAGTAATTAAAATTTTAAATGACCTTCTTGAACAATCACGAACTCGAAGAAGAGTTCGTGAGTCAGACACAGGTAAATCCTACTCTGACCAGGAACTCGTCAATATATTAAAGCTTAATAACGACAATCTTATTAAGTTTATTAAAAATTACAACTTAAGGAGGTAAAGATGGAAGAAGTTGAAATTAAAGATTTGATACAAAAAAACTGGAAAGAACTTCAAGATACACTCGAAGTTAAGTTTAAGGAAATGGAAAAAGAAGGTCAAGCAAGAGCTGAGTTAGAAAGTAAGATTGCTAAATTAAATGAGCAAATTGACTCTCTTGAAGCAAAACTTGCAAGACCACCTGTTGTTGAACAAAAAGAAACAGATGACGCAAGTAAAAAAGCATTCACAAACTGGATGAGAAAGGGAGTTGTTGCACCAGAAGAAGTTAAATTATTGGCTTCTGATGAGGGAGCTTCTGGAGGTTATTTAGTTCCTTCGGTGTATGACTCAGCAATAATTGAGAAGTTAAGAAATGAATCGGCTATGAGAGGCATTGCAACTGTAAAAACGATTACGGGTTATGCTTACGAAAGGGTAGTTCAGAAGTCTAAATTTACTGTAAAAGTTAAAGGTGAGAGGGAGTTAGCAAGTGCTCCGTCAAATGCAACTGATAATATGTTTGGACTCTTAAGAATACCAGTTTACGATTATCAACCTGACCCGCCTGCTGCTATTACACGAACTGAACTTGAAGATTCTGCAACTAATCTTGATACATGGTTAATGGAGAATTTAGTTGAGGATTTCGCAGAAAAGGAAGGAACAGATTTTATTACTGGAAGTGGTTTAAATTC